CAGAATTGGAGATGAAATCACAACTACAACTGCTCTCAACTATGGATCAGATTCAACAACCATTTTTGCAAATACAACGTCTGGATTTAAATCATTAGCACTTTCTGGTGGTTCAGATGGAACCCCAGTAGCGGGAGACTACACAACTGCTTACAACATTTTCGCTGATGCGGATCAAGAAGATGTTGGTCTAATCATGGCAGGTAGTGGTGGCGATCATATTGACAATGAGGGTACACAAGTGACTGTTATCAATCATGTAATTGATCTTGCCACAACTCGTAAGGATTGTGTGGCATTCTATTCACCCCATTATTCGGATGTTGATTCTTCCGTGGCTTCTACAAATCTGTCTGAAGTAAAAACCTTCCGAGAATCAGATACAAATCGAAACACTTCCTATGCTTTCATGGATAGCGGCTGGAAGTATCAATACGATAAGTATAGCGATGTTTATCGCTGGATTCCTTTGAATGGTGACATTGCGGGTCTTGTTGCTCGAACAGACAACACTCGCGATGCTTGGTTCAGTCCTGCTGGATACAACCGAGGTCAGATCAAGAACATTGTCAGATTGGCATACAACCCATCAAAGGCACATCGTGATGCGCTTTATCAGAAGCAGATCAATCCTGTTGTGAGCTTCCCCGGACAAGGTACAATCCTGTTTGGTGACAAGACTTCACAAACACGACCAAGTGCTTTTGATCGTATCAACGTGCGACGACTGTTCATTGTTCTTGAGAAGGCAATCTCAACAGCAGCGAAATACTCACTCTTTGAGTTCAACGATGCGTTCACACGAGCGATGTTCCGAAACATGGTTGAGCCATTCCTTCGCGATGTTCAAGGTCGAAGAGGAATCAACGACTTCAGAGTGGTATGTGACGAAACTAACAACCCCGGAAGCGTGATTGATCGAAACGAGTTTGTTGGAGACATTTACATCAAACCAGTTCGATCCATCAACTTCATCCAACTAAACTTTGTTGCGGTTTCAACAGGTGTTGACTTCAACGAAGTTGTTGGACAATTCTAAGGTTATCGTATAAATAGAATTAGGATAAACAAGGAGAAAACTAATGCCTTTTTCAATTAACAACTTTAGAGCGCAGCTTCAAGGTCAAGGCGCTCGTCCTAATCTGTTTGAAGTGACGGTTCCATTTCCGGGTGCGGTCAATCCGGGTGAAGCTGGACAGAAGATGACCTTCATGTGTAAAGGAGCGCAGATTCCGAGTGCTGATCTTGGAATGGTTACGGTTCCTTACTTTGGTCGTCAGATCAAGTTGGCAGGAAACCGAACCTTTGCCGAGTGGACAACAACAGTCATCAACGACGAAGACTTTGCTGTTCATGCTGGACTAACAAACTGGATGAGTGCCATCAACTCACATGGTGGAAACGAGAAGCTGATAAATGGAGCAGATTATCAAGTTGATGCTCAGGTTACACACTATAAAAAGACTGGTGAAGTTGCCAAGGTAGTCACTCTAGTCAACTGCTGGCCTTCATCGGTTGCCGCGATTGATCTCGCATGGGATACAAACGATGTGCTAGAAGATTTCTCGGTCACATGGCAGTATGATTACTGGCAGATCAACGATAACCTGACGCAAACCAACTAGATAATCACTTTCTGAGAGCATACATAGTATACAACTTTCAGAAAGGTATACACTATGGCAAAGTTCAAAATACTAGGATTTGAGATAGGTAAAGATGAAGAGAAGGTGCCTGAAGATAGGCTTCAGGCATTTTCTTTGCCTGAAAACTCAGATGCCTCACTTGAGTTACAAGGACCGAATGTAACAGGTGGTGCGTATGGAACCTATCTCGACCTTGAGGGAACAGTCAAGAACGAAGTCGAACTAATCACTCGCTATCGTGAAATGGCAATGAATCCTGAAGTTGAACTTGCCATCGACGACATCATCAACGAAGCTGTCATCACAGAGCATGGTCAGGCTCCGGTTTCAATCTCACTTGGAAACGCAGACATTCCAGAGAAAGTCAAGAAGCAGATTCTCGAAGAGTTCGACGAGATTCTGCGTCTTCTTGCTTTCAATGAGTATGCCTATGATATTTTCAAGAAGTGGTATGTTGACGGAAGACTATACTACCATGTTATGATTGATGTTCAGAATCCAAAGGAAGGAATCAAAGAACTTCGCTCAATCGACCCACGAAAGATCAAAAAGGTAAGAGAAACAAAGGTCAGAAACTAACAGGTGACAAGTTGTCTGCTCTTCCAAAGAACACCACTTAGTATTACCTATACTATCCCGGTGGAATCGCGAATCGTGTTGGTGGATTGGGTGGACCTAACACACAGAAAGCACTCAAAATCGCAAAAGACTCGATTTCACACATTCACTCCGGCATTCTTGACGCTGGCAACAAAATGATTCTTGGCAATCTACACAAAGCAATCAAGCCAATGAATCAGCTCAAGATGCTGGAAGATGCGACAGTTATCTATCGTATCTCTCGCGCTCCCGAAAGAAGAATCTTCTATGTTGACGTTGGCAATCTACCCAAGGTCAAGGCAGAACAATATCTTTCCGGTATCATGTCCAAGTTTAAAAATAAAGTGGTCTATGATACCGACACCGGGGAGGTCCGAGATGATCGGAGGCATATGTCGATGCTTGAGGATTTCTGGCTCCCACGAAGAGAAGGTGGTAGAGGAACAGAGATTACCACCCTCCCCGGTGGCACTAACTTAGGTGAGATTGAAGACATCATCTATTTCAAGAAGAAACTATACAAAGCGTTAGGCGTTCCAGTTTCTCGTCTTGAACCAGAAGGTTCATTCAGTCTTGGTCGAGCAACAGAAATCACAAGAGACGAAGTGAAGTTTGGAAAGTTCGTTAATCGTTTGCGTTATCGGTTTAGCAATCTTTTTGATGATCTACTCGAAAAGCAACTAACACTCAAGGGTATTCTGTCAAAGGAAGACTGGAATGTTCTCAAGACGCTTGTTGAATATAGATTTCGACAGGATTCCCATTTCTCTGAACTCAAGCAACTTGAGGTTATGCGAGACAGAATGGAGATTCTACAGTCTGTTGAAGAGTATGTCGGTAAATACTACTCAAAGAACTGGGTTCGTGCCAACATTCTGAATCAGTCAGAAGAAGAGATTCGCACGATGGATGGTGACATGGCAAATGAGATTGATGATGGAGATGTTGATCCGTTTGAAGATGAGACAAGACAGCTTGATCGACAAAATGCTGGTGTTGGTTCCTTTGCGAAAGATGAACCCGCTGGACCACAACAACCACAACAACGCGAAAGCGTTTCTACATTCAAACGAGTCAAAGGCATTCGTTCAAGGTCGATTCAACTAGCAGAAAACTTTGACGAAGATTTTGATTGATATAAATAAAAGACAACGCTTTACAAGGAGAACATAATGAAAGAAAGAATCCACGCTGCGATTGAAGACGCATTAGGTGAAGATCCCAACAGCTTTGCTGAGAAGATCAATGACGTTCTGGCAGCAAAGATGAGTGACGCCTTGATGACAAAGAAAATGGAGATTTCAAATAACTGGCTGAATGACATTGAGCCAGCATCAGAGGAAGAAGAACCATGAAACTAATTTCCGAAATGGTTGATGACGAAAAGATCGAGTTCATCACCGAAGAAAAGAATGGCGAAAAGAGTCACTTCATCAAGGGTGTCTTCATGCAATCTGAGCAGAAGAACCGAAACGGAAGAATCTACCCAAAAAAGACTTTGGGTGAACAGGTCAACAAGTATATCAACAACTATGTAAATCAAAATCGTGCGTTTGGAGAGCTTGGACATCCAGACGGTCCAGTTGTGAATCTTGAGCGTGTTTCTCATATGATTAAGGAACTGCGTGAAGACGGTAATAACTGGGTAGGAAAAGCAAAGATCATGGACACTCCTTATGGAAAGATCGTCAAGAATCTGATTGACGAAGGTGCGAAGTTAGGTGTTTCCTCAAGAGGAATGGGTTCTTTGAAGAATGTGAACGGAACAAACATTGTTCAGGACGACTTTTATCTTGCTACCGCTGCCGACATTGTAGCAGATCCATCTGCTCCAGAAGCCTTCGTTGAGGGTGTTATGGAAGGAAAAGAGTGGGTTTGGGACAATGGAATCATTCGTGAGCAAGAGATTTCGAGGATGAGACGAGAACTACAACAAACTAACCGAAGGAAACTAGAAGAAGCCAAGTTACATCTATTCAAATCCTTTTTGTCAAAATTATAGGATTTATAAATAACATAGAATAAACTGTGGATTTTTCCATTCTTTCTAAGGAGATGGACATAATGGATACGGAACAAAACTTTGTAGACGATACTCTGCTCGACGAAGAGATCGACCAACTAGCGAACGAGATCGCGGCTGAGTTGGAAGCAGAGCTTCTGGAAGCGCAAACAGAGTCACCCAGCAAGCCGGGTGGTGGTGGAACAGGTGATGCGCCTGAGCAATCACAGCCGGGAAAGACCAAGGAGCTAAAGGGTAACAAGCTCTCAAAGAAAAAGGTCAATGCTGAGGTCAAGACAAAGGGTCAAGGTGATGATCCTGCCGAAATCGAGGTTTTCGAGGAAGAAGACGTTGATCTTGAGGATCTTGAGGATCTTGACATTCCCGAGACAAAGCAAGAGATGATTCGATCCATCTTTGAGACTCTGAAGAGTCTTGATAAGGATTCTCTTGCGGGTAACTACTCACGACTCATGGCAGCGATGCTTGACGAAGGAACAGAGGATGTCGAAGAGGATGAAGCCTCCATTCCAGTTCTTGAGCGCAAGACAATCACTGCTGATGACATTGATCTTACAGAAGACCTGAACGCGATCTTCGGAGAGAACGATCTTTCCGAGGAGTTCAAGTCTCAAGTGACTACCATCTTCGAGGCGGCAGTCGTTTCCAAGATCAATGAAGAGATCGAGCTAATCGAGCAAGAGTTCAACACCAAGCTGGAAGAGTCAGTTGTTGAGATTGCCGAGGAGCTTACCAACCAGATTGATTCATATCTCGACTATGCCGTAGACAACTGGATGCAAGAGAATGAGCTTGCTGTTGAGCGTGGCATCAAGTCAGAGATTACTGAAGAGTTCATTGGTGGACTCAAGCAACTCTTTGAAGATCATTATATTGATGTTCCAGAGGAGAAGGTTGATCTCGTTGATAGTCTTGCTGATCGAGTTGAGGATCTTGAAGAGAAACTCAATGAAGCAATCGAGACTAACATCGAGCTTAACTCAATTGTTGAAGATTATCAGCGGGATGAGCTTGTCAATGAGGCAACTGCCGAACTAACAAGCATGGAGTCCGAGAAGCTGAGAGGTCTTTCAGAAGGTGTTGGTTTTGAGGATGTTGACCAATACAGACAAGCTCTTGATACGCTCAAGGAAAACTATTTTCCTCGAACGTCCAAGGGTGGTGCCGTACAGCTAGACGAGGAAGCGGAGATTTCTGAGAATGGAATCGTTGAGGAAGCTCCTCGAAATGCTGCGATGGCATCGTATGTCAACGTGCTAAAGCGAACTGTCAAAGAGTAGAAAACTTAACTTTTATAAATACAAATTAGGATACTGTTGAATAACAGAACTGATTCAACAAACTTTTCAAGGAGAACGAAACATGTTGAATGAAGAACTAATCAATAAGTGGCAACCAGTTCTCGATCATGAGGATCTACCTCAGATCAAGAACCACTATCGTAAGGTAGGCACAGCTCAGATGCTTGAGCAACAGGAACAAGCCATGCGTGAGCAGGCAAATGTTCAGGGTGCTGGATCTGCCAGTCTCCTTGGAGAGTCATCTACGCCAGAGACGTTAACAGCGAATGCTGACAAGTTCGATCCCGTCCTTATCAGCCTTGTTCGACGAACTGCGCCAAACCTGATCGCGTTCGACATCATGGGTGTTCAGCCCATGAGTGGACCAACTGGTCTGATCTTTGCGCTTCGACCTACTTATGGAACAGGCGTGAACGGAGTTGCTGACGGTGCCAATGCTTTCTACACTGAGGCGAACACTGGCTTCTCTGCTGGCACTAATGGAAACCTTCCTGCTTGGGCATCTCAAAACTCTAGTGACGACGGATATGGAAATTCTGCGAACGTCATGTTCAATGCTGCTGCGGCAGAGGGTCTTACTTCCATTCGCACGGGTGCTGCGACTGATACTGCCGAGGGATGGGGTGGTGCTGCTTTTGGAAGTAACCCAACCACTCAAATTCCATCAATGTCCTTCCAGATCGACAAGACCACGGTGACTGCCGTTTCTCGCGCGCTGAAGGCTGAATACTCAGTAGAGCTTGCTCAAGACCTGAAGGCGATTCATGGTCTTGATGCCGAGACAGAGCTGGCTAACATTCTTACGACTGAGATCAATGCTGAAATCAATCGTGAGATCGTTCGCTCGGTCTACATGTCTTGTACGGGTGTTCAGGCGGTTGATGGTCGTGGTACTGCGAACATTAGTCAGCTTGCTGGAACAACTGGTGTTCTCGACGGTCGATGGCTTATTGAGCGATTCAAGGCGCTTGTCTACAAGATTGAGACAGAAGCCAACGCGATTGCCAAGAACACTCGACGTGGTAAGGGTAACTTCATCATCTGTTCATCAGATGTTGCGTCTGCTCTTGCGACGGCTGGTGTGCTTGATCCAACCGCTGCTCTTACAGTGGATGACACTGGTTCAACCTTCGCGGGTACAATCGGTTC